TGGTGGGATGGCACCATGTCGACGCGCTTGAATGATATGAACCTTGGCGCGTTCATCGTGAATCAGCAACGCCTCGGCGAGAACGATTTGACGGGACACATCTTGTCCAAGGAATCGGAGGACTGGTGTTTGTTGATGCTCCCGATGCGCTACGATCCCGAGCGATCGTTTTTTCTGCCGACGGGATGGAAAGATCCACGGACGAAGCCGGGTGAATTGCTGTGGCCTGAGCGGTTCGATGAAAAATCCGTCACGACGCTCGAACGCAAGCTCGGCGCCTGGCGCGCCTCGGGGCAATTGCAGCAGATGCCGGAACCCCGCGGCGGCGGAATTATCAAGCGTTCAGATTGGAAGCTATGGGACGCGCCCGAATATCCACCGATGAATTTCATTTTGGGATGCGTCGACACTGCGTTCACCTTAGATACGATGAACGATCCGTCCGGCATGATGATATGGGGTGCATTCAACCTAGATCGAACGAAACACGCGAATCGAATTTACAATCGCACGACGAAAAAGTTAGTGAGTATTGAGCGCACGACGATTGATAATCTCGCGCACGCCATGAATATGTTTTCTTGGACGGAGAGATACGAATTTCACCAGTTGATCGAACGGGTCGTACAGACGGCGCGCAAGTTCAAGGTGGACTTGCTGTTGATTGAAAACAAGGCGAGCGGCATTTCGCTCGGTCAAGAGTTGAGGCGTCTTTATGCCGATGAGAAATTCGGCGTGCAATTTTTTGATCCCAAGTCGCAGGATAAGTTTGCTCGGCTGGTATCGGTGCAGCATATCTTTCAGGAAGGCCATGTGTGCGCGCCGGAAACCGAATGGGCCGAGGCGGTGATTACGCAAGTCGGCCAGTTCCCTCGCAGTAAACATGACGAGTTTGTGGACTTGACCTCGATGGGGATTCGGTATCTGCGCGACAATGGACTGTTGCTACGGGCGCCGGAGGCCGAGGCCGAGCGCGATTCGCACATTATCTATCCCGGAGGACAGCGGGGCGCGGCCCTTTACCCCTGTTAGTAGCGCGCTGTCAAGTTTCAAGGTAGGATTCATTCCGTCATGGTGAACGGCTATCCAATTTTGTCGCCCCCGCGTGTTCGCGCGCAGGCGATTGTGGATTTGATTTCGCGGTTGCAACGGCCGTTTTTGTTCAAGGTGACGGTATGGGCGGTGGACTTTCCGGAACAGAGAATTTATGAGATCGCGGCGTTATCGGACAATGACGCCGCGCTCCAGGGGTTGAGGCAGTTCCAGTTCGATATGGCGTTGAGGGAACGACACTAAATGTCCGCAATTCCCCACAACATGCCGTCCATGGTCGGGCTCGCGCCGATGGACCCCGAGACGCAGCCGGAAATCCTGGTGGAACTCGGCGCCGATCCGGACGACGCGCCCAAGTTCGACGACAAAGGAAATGTCGTCGAGATCAAGCACGGCGACGGCACTTTAACGGTCGCGCTTCCCGGCAATTCGCTCAACGACGCGCCGGCCGACAACAAGCCTGCCGGCTGGTACGAAAATCTAGCGGAAAAGATTCCCCAGGATACGCTGAATGGCATCGTCGAGGAATTGCTACTCGGAATCTCCGAGGATTTGGAAAGCCGCCGCGACTGGATCGAGCAACGCGCGCAGGGCATGAACCTGCTCGGGCTCAAGATCGAAATTCCGAACGTCCAGGGCGCGAGCGATGGCGCCCCGGTCGATGGCATGTCGAAGGTGCGGCATCCCTTATTGGCCGAGGCGGTGTTACGGTTTCAGGCCAATTCGCGCGCTGCGTTTCTGCCGACCGATGGGCCCGTCAAGATCCGCAATGATGACACGAATTCGACGAGCGATGAGGACTTGCTCGCCAACGTGCTTGAACGTGACTTCAATCATTACCTCACGGTCAAGGCGACAGAATACTATCCCGACACGGAAAAAATGCTGTTTCAGGCCGGATTCGGTGGGGACGGATTCAAAAAGGTGTACACCTGTCCGCTTCGTAACCGGCCGGTATCTGAATCCGTCGACGCCGACGACTTGATCGTGAATCAATCGGCGACGGACTTAGGAAATGCGCTTCGCGTCACGCACCGGATCATGATGAAGCCCTCGACGGTGCGGCGCATGCAGATCGTCGGGGCCTATCGGGACATCCCCTTGGGTCAGGCGACGGCGCCGCAACCCGATGCAATCAAGGAAGCGCAGAACGAGCAGCAGGGAATTCGCCCCGAAGGACTGAGAAACCCCAAGGACCAGGAACGCGAAATCTACGAGTGCTATTGCGAACTCGATATCCCCGGGTTCGAGCACAAGGACAGCGACGGAAAAGTGAGCGGTTTGCCGATTCCCTATCGCGTGTCGATCGACCGATCGGACCGCAAGGGCCTCGCGGTAGTCCGCAATTACCCGGAACCGGTCGGCGACGAATTGCCCGTCGCAAAAAAGGTATTCGTTAAGTTTCCCTTCGCGCCAGGACCCGGATTTTACGATATCGGACTGCTCCATATCTTGGGGAACACCACGAACGCGGCGACGGCGGCGTGGCGCCTCATGTTGGACAATGGCATGTTCGCCAATTTTCCGGGATTTTTGACCGCCAAGGCGTCATCCCGGCAGAACACGAACATTTTCCGCATTCCGCCGGGCGGTTCGGCGCAGATTGAGACGGGCGGTATGCCGATCGGGCAGTTCGCGATGGCGTTGCCGTACAACACGCAGCAGATGCCGGCCCTCATGTCGCTTGTCACGGAAATTATCGAGACAGGACGCCGAATTGGCGGGACGGCCGAGGTCCAAGTCGGGGAAGGCCGAGCCGATGTGCCGGTCGGAACCGTGCTCGCGATGATCGAACAGGCGATCAAGGTCATGGATGCCGTACACAAGCGCATGTACAGCGCATTTGCCGAGGAATTTCAGCTTTTGCTTGAGGAATTCAAGGCGAATCCGCGGGCGTTGTGTCAGTGCAAGAGCAAAACGGCGTGGGATTTGCCGAAAATCGAGGCAGCACTGCAAAATTGCAGTCTCGTACCGCAGGCGGACCCGAATACCTCATCGTCGGGACAGCGAATGCTCAAAGTGATGGGATTGATTCAGCTTCAAACGTCATTTCCGACCCTGATGGACCCCGTGAAAATCTGCACGACGGCGATTGCGTCGATGGGATGGTCGAATCCGCAGGAATTCATGGTCCCCCCGAGTGCGCAGGCCGCGCCGCCGCCGCAATTGATCCAGGCGCAGCAGGAATTGAAGAACAAGACCGACGAAACGCAAGCCAAGACCCTTGAGGCGCAAGCGAAAATGACCATGGCGCAGGGCGTGGCGGCCAAAAATCATGCCGAGGCGCGAATTGCGGGGCTCGATGGGGGCGGACAGGCCGCGCCTCCGGGACCGGATCCGTTATCCGCCCTCGATATCGCGAAAGCGGAGTCCATGACCCTCGACGCCAAGACTCGGGCGCGCGAAGTGGCGCTGAAAGAGCGAACTGCAGCGGTCGAGGACCACAATCGGGACCAGGATCGGGCCGCAAAAGTGCTTGACACGCGGCTTGATTTGGCGAAAGGATTGATAGGAGCCCCGCCCGGGGCGCAGAATGTCGGCAAACAGGCGGACCGGATTATCAAACAGGTGCAAAAGCCATCATGAGCGAGATGTCACGCGATGCCCGAGAAGCCGCAAAATCCAAACTGAAACGGTTGCTGGCCGACCCTGAGAAATCGGTCGACGCATCGGGTTACACGCCCCCGGGCCCCGAACTCGGGATGGTTCAGACGGGCGAACGGCCCGTAACGCGGCCCCGATTTCGAGCCGGCGGCTCAATTACTGGCGGGAAAACGACGGCCCGAGCTGATCGGAAGCGCCGTGCCACTGGCGGCATGACCGCAACGCAATATATCAATCGGGATGTGAAGGAAGCGAACGAATCGCGCGCCGGCATGAAGCACGACGGCGGATTCAAGCGCGGCGGGGCGGCGAATGACGGTCGCGCTCGAGCGCGCAAATTCATGGGCGGTCCGATGCAGGGTTCCGCGTCCCCCTACGTGCAGAGCATGGGCGGAACATCGCAGCCTGCCGCTCCGGCGCAGCGGGCTGTGATGCCTGGTCAGGGGGCGCCCCGAATGTTCAAAGCGGGCGGCAAAGTCCACGGCGCCGACTGCAAATGCGCGAAGTGCTCCGGCGGCCGGATAGCACGCGCCTCGGGCGGTGGCAACTGGATTGCGGGAGCCACCCAAAACAAG